CAATCAAGACCCTTGCACGTTGCTTTTATCCCTCCATGGTTGAGTTTTTCAACAGTGAGGAAGGCCAGCGTGAATATGAGGAATGGCTGAAAGAGCAGGAAGCACTACAAGCCTTGCCTGTTGCCGCATAAAAATAGCAGGACGCTCCCAGAGAAGGGAACGCCCTGCTTTACATAGATGTTTCTTACCGGGGTGTGTCCGCTTGGGCACACCTCTTATTTTTTTGCCCTTAATCTTCCAGTCCGTGGCTTCCGGCTGCGTTTTTCAGATACTCCTTCGGGTTTCCGTTCAAAATCAGTTCGGCATACGCCAGCGGGTCGTTATAGATGAGATAGTCCAGTTCCGTTCGCTGTGCCATAGTCACATTCAGTGCATCCTCGACCCCGGTGCAGCCGATGGAAATTTTTCTCCCATCTTGGAGAGTCAACTCCACACACCCGGTATCCATGTTAAACTTGCAGGCTCTTTCATCGTACTTCATAATCGCATCCTCCAATTCTCGTTATCGGCTTACGGTCTATGACAAGGCATCAGAGTTTTGCGCCGTCCACGGGAGCCTTCATTGTTGTACCCGAAGAAAACGAAAAATCCGAACCCTTCTCCAATCGGAAACAGGTTCGGATTTTTCTTGTTTGGTGGGCGCGGGTGGATTCGAACAACTATTCTTTCGGCCTGTCCATTCCTGCCGTGTCAGAAAATGCAGCATTCAAGCCACTTTTCGAGCACGGCACGGAACGCGCGATGCACCGCCGGAACGGCTCGAACATTAAAAGTGGGTTGCAAAGTGGGTTATTTTTCGGGGCACGGCGCGTACTCGGACAGCACGCCGGAGACGGCCTGCGCGGTGGCGTCATCGCGGCCGGTGACGGCGTGGGAGTACCAGCCGTAGGTGTCCATGCTCTTGCTGTGGCCCACGATGCGGCGCAGCTGGGCGGGCGGCACGGCGTCCTCGATCATGCTCACAAAGGTGTGCCGCAGCTCGTACAGGCTGACCGGCGGGTCGATGCCGTTGCAACGCTGGTAGAACTTCCAGTAGTTGTACAGGCTTTGCTGGTTGGACAGCAGAAACAACGGGTCATCATCCCGCAAGGGGTGTTCCTCTTCCTGCGTGCGCTGCTGCAGCTGGGCGCGGATCTCGGCCACAGCCAGAGGGTGCAGCACAACGGTGCGGATGGCATTCTCGTTCTTGCCGCTGGTTACTTCCTGCTGGCGGTTGATGGCCCGGCCGATGTGCACCCGGTCACCATCCAGATCGCCCACGCGCAGGCCCAGCAATTCACCAGGGCGCAAGCCGGTCATGACCGCGATGCGGTAGGCGTGCACGTTCTCGTCCTGCTCCACTTTTCCACGCACCACACGGGTGTCGGTGGACAAAAGCACCCGCAGGCTGTCCGGTTGCAGGATCTTCCGGCCCTTCAGGCGGGCACCCTTCGGCACGGTCAGATCCTCGTCCTCCGGGCGCAGGGAGGTGTATTTATGCTGGCGCGCCCACTTGACAAAGGCCACCTCCACACCACGGATGCCCTGCAGCGTTTTGCGGGACAGGTTGCCCCGGCTCTTGCGCTTGCTGTCCGGATTCAGACAGCCTTCCTTATAGGAGCGGTTCAGCACGTCCTGCAGCATGCCGGTGGTCAGGTCGCCGATGCGCCGCGCACCGATCACCGGCAGGATGTAGTTGCGCCCGAACTTCTCCACCTGCTCGATGTTGCTGGTGCCACCCGTGGCTTTGACCGAAATCATGTACTCGGCCCACACGTCTGCGCAGCGTTTTGTGGTGCTGCTGATGCCCTCGTCCAGCCAGACGTCCGCCTTGCGGTTCGCTTCGCGCTGGCCTGTCCGGCCGGGCTTAGTGCTGGTAAAGGTGCGGCGCACGCCGTCCTTCTGCACCTTGATCTGCCAGCGGTTCTGGTTCGGCAGCCAGACCGCTGTATTCGTTCGCAATCCCATAAAAATACACCTCCATGGGTACACTTTGACAAGCCTGCCCGGAGGTGGTACAATAACAATTGGTTGGTTTGGTATTGTTCCTCGTGAGCAAGCCATTCTTTCACGCCCTGCCGGTTGCCGCCGGTGGGGCGTTTTTTGTTTATGCATCTTCTAGAGTATCGCTTTCAGCAAGGGCAAAAAGCTCTGCGCTCGCCTCGCCGAGTTCTGTTTTTTGAGTATCGCTCATGTATTGCAGGTACGGCACAAATGCCTGATGATATTTTTCCGCCCAGCCTTTCTTTGCCTTTGCAGTTTTCAGGCTCCTGATTTTAACACTGTACTTCTCCGCAGTGCGGTGGATGATCTCATTCACCGCCGCATCCCGGAATGCAGGATTCTGATATTTCTTCAAATCAGCAGTTGCGCTCACTGGTGCACCATACCTTTTGCATTTTTCCAGTTCCAGCAGTCGCCCAACGCAAAAGTCGTATCTCATAAAGAACGTGGCCGGGTCTGTTGTTGTTTCAAGGATTCTTGCACTCTCTCGCGCCTGTTTTAGGAACTGCGGAGCCAGAATCTTTGCGTTTTTCCGAGAATCAACCAGATCCATCTCACCCACCCATTCAGGGTTGGGCGTATAAATTTGCTCTGCATCATCAGAATCTTCGGCATCGCCTTGCTGATACCCATCTTTGATGCCCTTTGCAGTTCCGTGAATCATGCTGAAAATCGAGAGTGTAACCCAAAAGGCGACAACACCGCAAACGAAAGACATCCCGAGTCCACAAGATGCTGATGCGATAAAGAACCCAAGACATCCAATCGCAAGACTGATAAAAACAAACTTTATCGGAACGTTCAGACCAGTCTTTCCGGAGGGCATCTTTGATGCAGCTCCTCCAATCGCTCCTGCTCCACGGAAAGCGGCATCAATGCTCTTGTGTACTGTTTTATTGCCAGAATGCTTCCGGTGCCATTCTTTGCGGCCATAGGGTGAAAGTTTTTTACCCATACAATTCCTCCTCGGTTAAGTCTTCATTTTCCTTGTAATAGTAGTAAGCACGCCGGACATATTCCTCCGTGGTGTCCAGGAGCTCCGCAATCTCATCGGCATCACGGCCCTGCTTCAGCAGGTCGAACAAGACCTGCTTTGGAATCGCGTGCCGGATATACCAGTGATCTGCCCGCACCTCATGCCGCTCCACAATATCAAACGGAGTGGCCATAGAATAAAATCCGCCATACAGGCAATGGCCGAGCTCATGCCCGATGCGTGCCTGCTCTTCTGCATAGGTGCAGGGTTTGGAGTTGTCCAGCCCGATATAACACGCCCCATTGACTTCCGTTGACATGCTGCCAATGATCGGCATTGGGTAGCGCAGGACTTCCACATGATTTTCGGCCGCAACTTTATAAAAGTCAGCCCTTGTTCCCATTTGCATCCCGCTCCTTTATGAACCGGACAAACTGCTTGACCTCTTCATACTGGGCATCCGTCACAGGGCCGCCGCCAAAGAGAGCAAACTTAATATCATCCTCCGAAACCCCACCGGCACGCCCGGCGGGGCTTTTTTGTTCGCCGATCAGGTCATTCACCGACACTCCGAAGTAGGCCGCAACCTTCGCGAGAGTATCGCCAGAAGGAACAGCCCCTGTATTCTTCCATTTCGTGACGGTCGAGTTGCTCAGACCAATTTCTTTTGCGGCACGGCTGCAGCTCACGCCCTTTTCTTGGCACAGTTCACTGTATACGTCATAAAACACAATTTTCAACGCCCCTTTTTGTGCAGAGCGCCAAATCTAACCAAATTCAGAAAATTCCATTGACTTTCTAACCAAATTCAGATATCATAGTGTCACAGTTGAATCCGGTTAGCAAACAAGCCCGGAATCAACTGAATGGCTCAGGCTAGAATTTGCGCTGGATAATTGTTAGCACCATCATCTTACCGCAAATTCTAACCAAAGTCAAGTTTTTAAGCTGAAGGAGGTTAGAATTGTATGCCTGCACAATGGACAGGTGAGCTTGTTGGAAAAATGCACAACGCCGGTGTCACCGGCAAAGAGCTGGCCGCACAGCTGGGAAAGAATCCGAAATACATTTCCCAAGTGCTGAACGGTCACTACGAGCCCAAGAAGGCAGAGCGCGAATTCAACGCTGCACTCTCCGCCATCATTGAAGGCCGTCAGGAAAAGGAGGACTGACCCATGGCAAAGAAACAGTTTCTGAAGCTCCGGCGGCTGGCCGAGGATCAGGACATCACCACGGATGAGCTGGCCGCAAAGGCGGGCATCGTGCCCCGCACGCTGCGCAAGCGCTTTGCCGCGCCGGAGAGCTGCGGCACATGGAACTGGGAAGAGATCACCGCCATCTGCAGGGAGCTTCACATCCCGCAGGAGCAGATCGGAGAGTATTTCTTCCCGAAGGTTGAGAAAGGAGCATGAACATGAAGGCAAAACTTTACATCGACAGTGAGGACTCGACCATCAAGATCGAAGGTGGTCCCAGCGACGTGCTGCATCTTCTGGTGTGCGCAATCGCGCAGATTCTGAAGAGCTATTTCCCGGACGATTTTGAGCGGCAGCTGGGCTGGGTGTCTGGACTGCTCTACAACGTGATTCGTGAGCTGAAAGAGGAGGACGACGATGAAGATTAAGTCACGCGTATGGCACTGGATGGCCGTGGCCTGCGGCAGCGTGGGTCTGGTGCTGGGCATGGGTGCCGAGGGCACCGCACAGACGGGCGGCGCGATCAATGGCAACACCTTCACCACAGCGGTGATTTTGGTACTGCTTGCAGCGCTGTTCATGAAGCTGGGCTTCCTGGCACAGGACCGCGAGGAGCGGGAAGCCAAGGGCCGCCACGGCTGTGGCAAGATTACCCGCAACCACGCCCGGAACCCGGAGTACCCGGAGAATCAGGAACGCGGAGCATGAACGATTACATCCACAACGTCATGTGGTACACCGTCTGGGATGCCAAGACCGGAGATCTGGTAGCATCCGGCACGGCGGCAATGTGCGCCCGACGGCTGGGGTATTCCAGCTCCGGCAGCTTTGCCAGCGCGGTGAGCCACTGGCTGTGCGATGGCCGCCAGCACGTCAAGTACACCATCCAGCGGGAGTACATCCCCCGCAGTGAGGTGGACAGCCTACCGCAACGCCGCAAGTACAAAAAACAAAAAGCCCGCCGGTGCGCCAACACCGACGAGCTGCAAGGGATGATGGATTCGCCAATCATATCACCCCGATAATATCACAAAATCGGAGGTTTTACAATGAAAGGGATCCTGATCGAGCCGGGCAAGGCCCCGGTGGTCACCGCCCTGCCGGACACACTGCAGGGCATCGAAGCCATGCTGGGCTGCGACTGCATGCAGGAGGTGCTGCCTCGCACCCCGGCGGTACTGCTGTTCGGCGTTCTCGGCAAAGGGCTGAACCGCATCTATCGCGGCCAGAACATCTACGGCACCATCCTCTGCTACGGCTGGAAGAACAACAGCCTCGTGCCCATGAGCAAGGACCTGCAGGCCGAGATGCTGGACCGCCTGAAGGACACGAAGGTGAAGATATGAGCGAATATATCATCAGCCAGAACTGCAACGGTGTCAGCTATGCCTATTTCCGTGGGCGCTTCTGGCGCTGGGACGAATCCGCACGGGCCTGGAAGGAAAGTCATCTGCTGGCCCAGAAGTTCGACAAAGCCAAGGCCGTTGAAAAGTGGCTGACCCCGGAAGCGTTTCTGACCAGCGACGAGTTCATCCCGATGGACGACTACGAGCTTCCGGATCAGATGCTCACCGCCCTCAGGGATGCCAAGCCCTGCAAAAATGCCCCCATCGACCCGGTGGAAGAACCCGAAACGGCAGTGGTGCGGGCCACAGGAACGGACGTTGCCGAACAGTTCGGCAACACTCCCGCCGCTCCCAGCTTTGATTTTGGTGCAGATGACCAGACCAACGTCCTGCTGTTGCAGGATGCACAGACATTCATCACCGGCAACATGGCACGCATCATGGCAGCCAAGCACGCCCACGACCTGACAGCCAATCACTACAAGGGCAGCTGGGGCAAGTGGTGCGCCGCCGTCGGCATCAGTCGCGACACCGGCGACCGAATGGTGAGCGTTGCCGCACAGTGCGGCAACATCCAGTTGGAAGGCAAGTCAATTTTTGACGTGCAGCCCATGAAGCTGCTGTATGCAGCCGCCAAGCCGTCCACCCCGGAAGAGGTCAAACAGGCCGTGTTTACCGGGGACATCACTACTTACAAAGAGTACCAGGAAGCCCTTGCCCAGATCAAGGCCGAAAAGGACCGCACCAATGCTGCCGAGGCTGAGCGGGACAAGCTGCTGGGTGCCCAGAATCGGGCTGCCTGGGCGGAAAGCCACATCCAAGATGTCGAAGCCCAGCGGGATGCCGCCCTTGCGGACGTGCAGGGCCTGACCGAGCAGAACGCCCGGCTGAATGCCGAAAAAGAAAAGGCCGTGCAGAGCTATAACGAAATGTACGAAAGCCGCATTGCGGCCAACCTCCAGCGTCAGAAGGCCGAAGCCGAACGCGACAGGGCCGAAGCCCGTGCCCACAAAGCCGAGGACGCCTTAAAGCACCAGCCCATCACCGCGGTGGTGGACGAGGAAGAAGTGGAACGCCGGGCCGGAGAAAAAGCGTACCAGATGGCGGCAGATATGACCGCCGAGCTGCAGGAAAAACTGGACGCCGTCACCGGAGACGCAGAGCAGGACGTCCGGAACGCTTACGACAGCGTCCTGCTGGCCAGCCGGGCCATGCTGAACGCCTGGCAGATGGTAAAGCCGCAGTTCCGCAAGCTGCCGGAGGAGCAGCGCGAAGCCCTTGCTAACCAGATCATCCACACCATCAGCAGCATTCAAGGGGAGGTAACGAAATGTCTGTAAAGATCACGGCTCTGGAAGCCGAAAACGTCAAGCGCATCAAGGCGGTGGCCTTTGCGCCGTCGCCCACCGGGCTCACCCTCGTGGGCGGCAACAACAATCAGGGCAAGACCAGCGTGCTGGACGCACTGGCGTGGGCGCTGGGCGGGGAGCGTTTCCGCCCGGATGCCGCCCAGCGGGACGGCGCGGTCGCCCCGGCGCACCTCAAGGTCACCCTGTCCAACGGCGTGGTCGTGGAGCGCAAGGGCAAGAACGCCAGCCTGACCGTCACCGACCCTACCGGGCGGCGCAGCGGTCAGCAGCTGCTCAATGCGTTCGTGGAGCCGCTGGCCCTCGATCTGCCCCGCTTCATGGAATCCACCGACAAGGAAAAAGCCGACATCCTGCTGCGCATTATCGGCGTGGGGTCAGAGCTGCAGGTCAAAGATCTGGAGATCAAGGGCCTGTACGACAAGCGCACCTTCACCGGCCAGCTGGCCGCCCAGAAAAAGCACTTTGCCGAAGAACTGATCTCCTACCCGGAAGCCCCGGACGAACCGGTCAGCGCGTCCGACCTCATCCGTCAGCAGCAGGACATCCTTGCCCGCAACGGCGAGAACCAGCGCAAGCGCAATCAATTCGCTCAGCTCACAGATCTGCTTGAACGGCAGAAAAAAGTGGTTGCAGACCTTGAATTTCAGTTGAGCACGGAAAAGCAGCGGCTGACCACGATGCAGGCCGACGTAAAAATCGCCCAGACCTCTGCCGCAGATCTGCAGGACGAATCCACCGCCGAACTGGAAGCGTCCATCCGGGACATCGAGGAGACCAACCGCAAGGTGCGTGCCAACCTCGAAAAGGCCCGCGCCGAGGACGAGGCCGCCCAGTACGCCAGCGACTACGACAAGCTGACCGGCCAGATCGAGGACAAGCGCGCCGAGCGCATGGCCCTGCTGAACGGGGCCGACCTGCCCTTGCCGGGCCTCAGCGTGGAGGACGGCGTCCTTACTTACAACGGCAAGCGCTGGCGGGATATGTCCGGCAGTGACCAGCTGCGGGTGGCCGCCGCCATCGTGCGCCGGCTGAACCCGGACTGCGGCTTTGTTCTGCTGGACAAGCTGGAGCAGATGGACATGACCACCCTGCAGGAGTTTTCCGCCTGGCTGGAAGCCGAGGGCCTGCAGGCCATTGCTACCCGCGTTTCCACCGGCAGTGAGTGCCAGATCATCATTGAGGACGGCATGGTCAAGGGCACCGAGCCGCCCGCCGAAAAGCCCCAGCCCGCCCCAATTCGCAAAGGCTGGACGAAAGGAGCGTTTTAAATGAGCAAGTATTCCGTGACCACCGGCGTGCAGACCGCGCCGGTCAAAACCGTGCTCTACGGGCCGGAGGGCATTGGCAAATCCACCTTTGCCTCCCATTTTCCGGATCCGGTGTTCATCGACACCGAGGGCGGCACAAAGCGGCTGAATGTGGCCCGCCTGCCCCAGCCCACCAGCTGGGCGATGCTGCTGGACGAGGTGGCCGAGGTGCGCAAGGGCAGTGTACCCTGCGGCACGCTGGTGCTCGACACCGCCGACTGGGCAGAGCGCCTGTGCATTCAGGCCGTGTGCGCCCGCGCCAAGGTGAACGGCATCGAGGATTTTGGCTATGGCAAGGGCTACACCTACGTCAAGGAAGAGTTTGCCAAGCTGCTGGACGCGCTGGAAGAGGTGCTCAACGCCGGGCACAACGTGGTGGTGCTGGCCCATGCGGCCATCACCAAGTTCGAGCAGCCGGACGCCGTGGGCAACTACGACCGCTGGAGCATGAAAACCTCCAAGCAGGTGGCCCCGCTGCTGCGGGAATGGTGCGACATGCTGCTGTTTGCCAACTACAAGACCGTGGTGGAAAAGGCCGGCAGCGGCCCCAACGCCAAGAACAAGGCCAGCGGCGGCCGCCGGGTGCTGTACACCACCCATCACCCCTGCTGGGACGCCAAAAACCGCTTTGGCCTGCCGGAGGAGCTGCCCCTTGACTACGCATCCATTGCAGCCTGCATCCCCGGAAGCAGTGCCCCAAAGGCTCCCTCCCAGAGGGAGCTGTCACCGCAGGTGACTGAGGGCGTTCCCGCGCCGAGCGCCGGGGCCGACATCCTACCCAGCCCCGCGCCGCAGCCCCAGCCGCCCCGCGAGGAAGTGCCGCCCGCCCTGCTCACGCCGGACCTGATCGCGCTGGGCGTGCCGGAAAAGCTGGCCCCGCTCATGAGCGCCAACAACGTCACCCCGGAAGAACTGCAGGCCGTTGTGGGCCAGCGCGGGTATTTCCCGGAGGACATGCCCATCCGGGATTACCCGGCTGATTTCGTAGAGGGCTGTCTGGTGGCCGCATGGCCCCAGGTGCTGCAGATGGTGCTGGACAGCCGTGATCTGCCGTTTTAACCCTCTCACCGCTTCGGTCTGGTCTTGCCAGCGCCTTGCGGAGCTCCCCCGAAGGGGAGCCAAGAATCAATGAAGAAAAGGAGTTTTACTTATGAATGACATGAACACTGAAGGCCGCGCATTCGGCTGGGATGACGAATTTACCAACGAACAGCAGGAGTTCGTCCTGCTGCCGGAGGGGGATTACCCCTTTGAGGTCACCGGCATGGAGCGTGCCCGCTATGAGGGCGGGGCCAAGCTGCCGCCCTGCTCCATGGCAAAACTGACCCTGCGCATTTATGGCGGAGCCAAGGGCGACACCACCGTGACCCACCGCCTGTACCTGCATACCAAGACCCAGGGTCTGCTGGGCGCGTTCTTTGAGAGCATCGGCCAGTGCAAGCGCGGCGAGACCTTCCGCCCCCGCTGGAACGAGGTGGTGGGCAGCAAGGGCCTGTGCCGCCTCGGCATCCGGGAGTACACCAAGCAGAGCGGCCCCCACGCAGGCGAGACCGGCCAGAGCAACGAGGTGACCCGCTTCCTGCCGCCGCCGGAGCCCACGGCCGCGCCTGCCCACGGCTGGACACAGGGGGCGTTTTAAATGGCAAAGACGCAAGCCCTGCGCCCCTACCAGCAGGCCGCACGGGATGCCATCCACACCGAGTGGGAGAACGGCCATGCCCGCACCCTGCTGGTGCTGCCCACCGGCACCGGCAAGACCATCGTGTTCGCGTCGGTGGCCGCCGATCAGGTGCGTGCCGGCGACCGGGTGCTCATTCTGGCGCACCGGGGCGAGCTGCTGGAACAGGCTGCCGACAAGCTGCAGCGTTCCACCGGCCTTGTCAGCGCCGTGGAAAAGGCCGAATCCACCTGCCTGGACAGCTGGTTCCGGGTGGTGGTGGGCAGCGTGCAGACCCTGCAGCGCACCGCCCGGCTGGAACGCTTCCCGCAGGATTATTTCGGCACCATCATCATCGACGAGGCCCACCACGCCATCACCGACGGTTACCGCCGCATCCTGGACTACTTCAGCGGGGCCAAGGTGCTTGGCGTCACCGCCACGCCGGACCGCGGCGACATGCGCAATCTGGGCGAGGTGTTCGACAGCCTGGCCTTTGAGTACAAGCTGACCGACGCCATCAAGGAGGGCTATCTGTGCAAGATCATGGCCCAGACCGTCCCGCTCCAGCTGGACATCTCGTCCGTGACCATGAGCGGCGGCGACTACGCCGTGGGCGACCTGGGCACAGCCCTTGATCCGTATTTGGAGCAGATCGCCGCCGAAATGGCTCGGCGCTGCAAGAGCCGCAAAACGGTGGTGTTCCTGCCGCTGATCAAGACCAGCCAGAAGTTCCGGGACCTGCTGAACACCTACGGCTTCCGGGCTGCCGAGGTCAACGGCCAGAGCGACGACCGCAGGCAGGTGCTGGCCGACTTCGACGCCGGCAAATACAATGTGCTGTGCAACTCCATGCTGCTCACCGAGGGCTGGGACTGCCCCTCCGTGGACTGCGTGGTGGTGCTGCGGCCCACCAAGGTGCGCAGCCTGTACAGCCAGATGGTGGGGCGCGGCACCCGCCTTTCCCCGGGCAAGACCGACCTGCTGTTGCTGGATTTCCTGTGGATGACCGACAAGCACGAGCTGTGCCGCCCGGCAGACCTGGTCTGTGAGGACCGCACTGTGGCCCGCCAGATGACCGAGCATCTGGCCGAGACCGGCTGCCCGGAGGACATTGAAGAAGCTGCCGCACAGGCCGGCGAGGACGTGGTGGCCCAGCGGGAAGAAGCCCTTGCAAAGCAATTGGCCGAGCAGCGCCGCAAAAAGGCAAAGCTGGTGGACCCGCTGCAGTACGAGATGAGCATCCAGGCCGAAGATCTCTCCGGCTATGTGCCCGCTTTCGGGTGGGAAGCCGGGCCGCCCAGCGAGCAACAGACCGCCGCGCTGGAAAAGCTGGGCATCCTGCCGGATGCGGTGGAATCGGCGGGCAAGGCGGCCCTGCTGCTGGACCGGCTGCACAAGCGCCAGACCGAGGGCCTGACCACGCCCAAGCAGATCCGCCTGCTGGAACGCTACGGCTTCCGGCATGTGGGCAGCTGGAGCTTTGACGCGGCCAGCCGCATGATCAACCGCATTGCAGCCGGCGGCTGGCGCGGCGTGCCCAAGGGCGTGGACCCCAAAACCTTCACGCCTGACGCACAGCCCGCCGTGCCGACGGACTTTGGATGGTAACGCACATGGAACATGAAAACGATCTCAAAGAAGCGCTGGAATTTCTCAGCCCGTCCGCCCTGACCTATGACGAGTGGGTGGCGGTGGGCATGGCCCTCAAGGACGGCGGCCTGCCGGTCACCGTCTGGGAGCAGTGGAGCACCCGGGACGCCGGCCGCTACCACAAGGGCGAGTGCGTCAAAAAATGGGAGAGCTTCCACGGCGGCGGGGGCAGCCCCGTCACGGTGAGCAGCATCTTCCAGATGGCCTACTCCCACGGGTGGAGCGGCCCGGCGGGCCATGCGCTGGACTGGAACGACGACATTGCCGCAGGCCCCGGCGCACAGCCGGAGGGCCGCGTGGTGGACCCGCGCTGGGTGGAAGCCCACGAGCTGGCCTTGCCGGAACAGTGGGACCCCGCCGACCAGCTGAAGCGCTACCTGCGGGCCCTGTTCGAGGCGGACGAGTATGTGGCTTACGTCACTGAGAGCTTCATGGCGGATGACCGCCGCCGCCCCACAAGGGGCTGCTGGGACCGCACCGCCGGGCAGCTCATCGCCGAGCTGGACCAATGCGGCGGGGACCTGGGCAAGGTGGTGGGCGACTGCGACCCGGAGGTGGGCGCGTGGATCTGCTTCAACCCCGTGGACGGCACCGGCCGCAAAGACGCCAACATCACCGCCTATCGCTATGCCCTTGTGGAATGCGACAACATGGAGCTGGGCAAGCAGCAGGCCATCATCCGGCAGCTGGAACTGCCCTGCGCGGCCCTCGTCTACTCCGGCGGCAAGAGCGTCCATGCCATCGTCAAGGTGGATGCCCCGGACTACACCGAGTACCGCAAGCGGGTGGATTATCTCTACGCCGCCTGCCAGAAGAACGGCCTGACCATCGACCAGCAGAACCGCAATCCCTCCCGCCTGAGCCGGATGCCCGGCATCCCGCGCGGCAGCCAGAAGCAGGTGCTGCTGGAAACAAACATCGGCAAAAGCTGCTGGGACGAGTGGCGGGACTGGCTGGAAGCCGAGACCGACGAGCTGCCGGACACCGAGAACCTTGCCGCCGACTGGGCCAGCCTGCCGCCGCTGGCCGACCCGCTCATCTTCGGGGTGCTGCGCAAGGGCCACAAGATGCTGCTGGCAGGCCCCAGCAAGGCCGGCAAGAGCTTTGCCCTCATCGAACTGTGCATCTCCATTGCCGAGGGCAAACCGTGGCTGGGGCAGTTCAACTGTGCACAGGGCAAGGTTCTGTACATCAATCTGGAACTGGACCGGGCGTCCTGCCTGCACCGCTTCAAGGATGTGTATGCGGCCCTCGGCCTTGCGCCGGAGAACCTTGCAAACATCGACATCTGGAACCTGCGCGGTGCGTCCGTGCCCATGGACAAGCTGGCCCCCAAGCTCATCCGCCGGGCCCAGAAAAAGGGCTACATGGCCGTGGTGCTGGACCCCATTTATAAGGTAATCACCGGCGACGAGAACAGCGCCGACCAGATGGCCAAGTTCTGCAACCAGTTTGACCTTGTGTGCCGCGCACTGGACTGCGCCGTGATCTACTGCCATCACCACAGCAAAGGTGCCCAGGGCGGCAAGCGCAGCATGGACCGTGCGTCCGGTTCCGGCGTGTTCGCCCGTGACCCGGACGCCATGCTGGACATGACCGAGCTGGTGCCTACCGATGCCATCCGCCAACAGCTGCACAATAAGGCCGCCTGCCGGGTCATCAAGGCCATGCTGGACAAGCGCGGCCACGCCGATGCCTACGGCCCGGACGATGCCCTCAGCCGCACCCGGATGCTGGCCATCGCCAAAGAGAACCTTGGCCTTGCCGACCTGCGGGCCATCGACGCCGAGGTGGCTGCCGCCGAGAAAAAAGCCGACGGCATGACCGCCTGGCGCATCGAGGGCACCCTGCGCGAGTTTGCCCGGTTCGACCCGGTGAACCTCTGGTTTGACTACCCGGTGCACAAGCCGGACAGCGGTCTGCTGGAGGATCTGCAGCCGGACGGAGACGTCAAGGGCTTTGCCGCACGCGGCGCGGAAAAGCGCTGGGGCAGCCGGGAGAAGCTGGCCAAGAACAAGTCCGTGGAGCTGTCCACCGCCTACGAATCCTGCACGATGGATGGCAAGGTCACTGTCTACGCCATGGCCGAGTATATGGGCCTGAAACCGGACACCGTGCGCCGCCGCCTGAAAGCCGACGGCGGTTACTGGATCGACGGCACCGACGTGGGCCGCAAAGAACCCGGTTCGGATGGATGATTACAGATTGCAATATTTTGCTTTACAGAAAGTACAAAAACGGTAAAATGCCCGGATAATCCGCATCCGCATTTTTTACGGATTTCGGAAAATGCCGCATTTTCCTACGGATCCGGGACGGAAAATGCCTATATATAATAGCATAATCCGTCCGTGTGTGATGGGGATCCCGGAGGATGGGGCGTGCACAGCCCCCATCCATCCGGGGAACCCTCCCCATCACGTTGGCCTGCATCAAAAAAAAGAAAAACGAGGTGAACCCCATGTACACGCAATTCTTTATCCCCATGCAGCCGCCCACCACCACCCACAACGCAAAGCAGCTGCACGCTTACATGAAGGGCGGCCAGCCCCACGCAGTGCTCCACGACAGCCCGGAGCTGAAAGCCGCCCGCGCCAAGCTTCATGCGTATCTCGCGCCCCATGCGCCCAAAGCGCCCATCCCGGCAGGCCAGCCGGTGCGGCTGCTGGTCAAGTGGTGCTTCCCTACCGAGGGCAAGCGCCGCAGCGGCGAGTGGCGCACCAGCAAACCCGACACCGACAACCTGGAAAAGGCCCTCAAGGACGAGATGACCCGCCTGCACTTCTGGGCGGACGACGCGCAGGTGTGCAGCGAGATCGTGGAGAAGTTCTGGTCGGACCCCTGCGGGGTGTTCGTCCGGGTGGAGGAAGTTTGATGACCTACGAAGAGAAAAAGGCCTGGCTCTGGCGGTACCGGTCGGCCAAGCGGTTCGAGCGGCTGCGGCTGGACGAGCTGGCCACGCTGGAGGCCGAAGCCATGCACACCACCCAGCGCTATTCCGCCATGCCGGGCGGCGGGGGCGACGGTCAGACATTGCCCCGGGCCGTGGAGCGCATCGAGGAAGCAAGGCAGGCTTACAAAGCCCAGTGCGAGGAGAGCGCCCGTATCCGCGAAGAGATCACCTTTGCGCTCCAGCAACTTGACGATGAGACCGAGTTCAACATCCTGTACCGGAGATACCTCTGCGGAGACAAATGGGAACGGATCGCCGACCGGCTCCATCTCACTGTCAGCTGGGTGTTCCGGCTGCACAAAAAAGCGGTGCAGCATCTGGACACCGCTGCATGACGAACTAAAAAGCACTGGTATAAGTGTGCTATAATCTAAACTGCCGAAGCCCGCAGGAAAGGTCCCTTACTCCCTTCCCCCTGCGGGCTTTGTGCTGCCCGGCTGCGACAGGGGAACACCTTTACCGACCAACAGCCTGAATGTACCAGCCGGGCACCCTTTGCATATTTCTGCCGTCCTCCGGGGCGGCGTTTGTTTTACCTGAACCATGAGAGGTGGTGACGTGTCCAACGAGAAGAATCTTATCCCGAACTCCGAGCGAAGCCCGATGGAACTGTCTGAAATGGGCAAGGCGGGCGGCATTGCGTCCGGCAAGGCACGCCGCCGCAAACGCAGCATGAAGGAAGCCGCCGACTATTACCTCAGCCTGCCGGAGACCGACCGCCGCCGGGTGAATGCCCTGCTGCGGGATGAGGTGGACCCGGAGGACGTGGACAACCAGATGAGCGTGGTCATGGGCATGGCCGAGGCCGCAAAGCGCGGCGATGCCCGCGCCGCCGGGGTGCTGCTGAAGATGCTAGGCGAGGAAGCCCCGCAGGAGGACCCCGGTGCCGACGCACTGGAAAATGCCTGCAAACTGCTGGGAGGAATCGACAGTGCCATTGACTGAGTATCAGCAGGCGTTTCTCCGCAACTGCTCCCACCGCTGGAACGTCAAGACCGGAGCCACCCGCTCCGGAAAGACCTATCTTGACTGCGCCGTCACCATCCCCAAGCGGATCTGCGCGGCCCGGGGCGAGGGCCTGCTGGTCATGCTGGGCAACACCCTGGGCACGCTGGAACGCAACGTGCTGGAGCCCATGCGGGCGCTCTGGGGGCCGGATCTGGTGGGCATCGTGCGCACCTCGGCTTCCGGCAACATCGTGCAGCTGTTCGGCCGTAAGGTGTATGTCCTCGGTGCCGACAACAAAAAGCACATTGCCCGCATCCAGGGCGCGGCCTTCGAGTACGCCTACGGCGACGAGATCACCACCTGGGATGAGGGCGTGTTCCAGATGCTGAAAAGCCGTCTGTCCTGCCCGCACTCCCATTTTGACGGCACCTGCAACCCGGATAACCCCCAGCACTGGTTCAAGAAATTCCTCGACTCGGACGCCGACATCTATTGTCAGGCCTACACCATCGACGACAACCCCACCCTGCCGCCGGAATTCGTGGCCCAGCTGAAAAAGGAGTACACCGGCACGGTGTACTATAACCGGTTCATCCTGGGGCAGTGGGCTGCGGCAGGCGGCATCATCTACCAGCCCTTCGCCGACAGCCTTGCCGAGGGCGGCGACCGCCGGTTCCTCTGGCCCGCCGGGACGCCCTGCAAACCGTGGCGCGTCCACATCGGGGTGGACTTCGGCGGCAACGGTTCCCAACACGCCTTCGTGGCCACCGGTATTCTGCCGTACTACGCGGGCGTGGTGGGGCTGGCTTCCGCCCGCATCGACCCGAAACATCAGGATGCCGACTACCTCGCTTCGCAGCTCATCGCCTTCTGCACGGCGGTGTTTGCAAGGTACGGCGAGATCCACTACCTGTTCTGCGACAGCGCTGAGCAGACCCTCATCAACCACATCCGTGCCCGGCTGCGGGCCAGCACCCTGTTCTGGCTGGCCGACCGAGTGAACAACTCCGCTAAGATCCAGATCATCGACCGCATCCGCCTGACGTCCATCCTCATGGGCGGCGGGCGGTTCTGGTATCTGCCCGAAGCCGCCACCCTGCGGGATGCACTGGCCACCGCCCTGTGGAGCCAGAAGCACCCCGGCATCGACGAGCGTCTGGACGATGGCACCACCGACATTGACACACTGGATGCGTTCGAGTACACCATTGAGCGCGACTACAGGAGACTGACTGCACGATGAACGTCATTGCTTTTATCGAATACCTGAACAAAACGAACAAAACGAAGAATCTGCAGCTGGATCCGTCCTACTATAGCCGCATTGAGACGTGGCGGCAGTGGTGGCAGGGCAACGTGCCCGGCGTGCACAACATCCGCATCCGGCGCGAGGACGGCGACCACACCCGCCGCCGGGCTTCGCTGCGGATGCCCAAGCACGTCTGTGAGGACTGGGCGAACCTGCTGCTCAACGATCAGACCACCTTCCAGATCGGGGACGCGGCCACCGCGGCCTATCTGCTGGGCAGCGACGAGCAGCAGACCGGCGGGCTTTTGCGGCAGCTGCATTTCTGGCCAAACGCCAACCAGCTGGTGGAAAAGGCCTACTGGTCCGGCACCGGCGCGTTCGTGCTGAGCGTGGAGGGCGTCCGGGGCAAAAACGGCACGCTGGAAGCGGACCCGGATGCCCGCATCCGGCTGGACTACGACCCGGCGTCCTGCATCCTTCCGCTGCGGGTGGAGCGGGGCGTGGTCACCGAAGCGGCGTTTATTTCCGAGTGCCTCATGGACGGCAGGCCCTGCGCCTACCTGCAGACCCACACGGTCAGCGGCACGCAGCGCACCGTCCGCAACGAGTGGTTTGCCATTTCTGAGGGGCCGGACGGCACGCCGGTGTTCACTCCGCACAAGGCCCCGCCGGGCATGGTGGAGAGCCTGACCGTGGACGGCTCCCCGGCGTGGTTTGCGCTATTCAGCCCGGCGGCGCTCAAGAATATTGACACCGGCCTGGGGCTGGGCATGAGCGTCTTTGCCGAGGCGCTGGACGCCGCCCAGGGCGTGGACCTTGCCTTTGACAACTACCGGCAGGACCTGTATCTCGGCGGCAAGAAAATCTTCTACGACCGCAGCCTGTGCAAGGTGGTGATCGGCGATGACGGCAAGCCCCGGTACATCCCGCCCGACGACCTGAGCACCCAGCAGTTTTATTCCCTGCCGGGGCGGGACGGCAGTCTGGATGCCTCCCCGGAGTGGCACGAGTACAACCCCGACCTGCGCACCGAGCAGAACCACCAGGCGGTGCAGGACATGCTGAACCTGATGAGCTTCAAGTGCGGGCTGGGCTGCCATCGCTACAGCTTCGAGAACGGCACCGTGGCCACCGCCACCGAGTACACCGGCAGCCGGCAGGATCTGGTGCAGAACGCCAACAAGAACCAGATTCCCATCGAGAACGCGCTGATCGGCATCCTGCGGGCCATCCTGTGGGCGGCAAAGAACCTGCTGGGCGCGGACGTGGACCCGGACACCAGCATATCCGTCAACTGGGACGACAGCTATATCATCAGTCAGCAGGAGCGCACCGCGCAGCTGCGGGAGGACGCTCTGGCAGGCCTTGTGCCCCGCTGCCGCTACCTCGCCGCACGCTATGGCCTGAGCGAGGACGAGGCCCACCGGTGGACCGAGGAAGCCAAGGCCGACAGCCAGGCGGACGAAACCCTCACCTTTGGCGGGGGTGCCTGATGCTGCCGCCGTCTGCCCTCGACCGCATGCCGGACGCCTTTGTGGCGCTGTGGCAGGGCGTCGAGGATGAGATTTTAAAGGACATCGCCCGGCGCATCGCCAAGACCGGCACCCTCACCGAGACGGCCAAGTGGCAGCTGTGGCGCTACCAGCAGACCGAAGCCCTGCGCAGCGACGTGGTCAAGCTGCTGGCCAAGTACAGCGGCAAGAGCGACACCGCCATCCGGCAGTTGCTTTTGCAGGCGGCCACCGAAGCCATGGAGCGGGAGGACGCCATCTATTACCACTATGGGCTGGAGCCGACGCCCTTTGAAGAGAGCGCCGCACTGAACAATCTGCTGGACGCCGGAGCACGCCAGACGGCGGGCACCTGGAAGAACCTGACCGCCACCACGGCCAACACCGTCACAGGCCAGTTTGAACGCACCCTGGACGCCGCATGGGCCAAGGTGAGCACCGGTGCCTTCGACTACAAAACCGCCGTCAAACAGGCTGTGGACAGCCTTGCAGACGGCATGAAGTTCGTCACCTACCCAACCGGCCACAAGGACAGCATCGAGGTGGCCGCACGGCGGGCCATCCTGACCGGCGTCAACCAGACCGCAGGCAAGCTGCAGGTGGCCCGCGCCGACGAGATGGGGGTTGAGTTCTTCGAGACCACCGCCCACGGCGGTGCACGCCCCAGCCACGCCGAGTGGCAGGGCAGGCAGTTCCACCGGGGCGGTGCGGTGGACTACATGGGAAAGCATTACCCGGATTTCGAGGCCGCCACCGGCTACGGCACCGGGGCCGGGCTGTGCGGCTGGAACTGCCGACACACCTTTTTCGCCGTGTTTCCGGAGCTGGGCGACCCGCCCGCATGGACCCGCGACCAGCTGGAAGAGCTGAACGCCCGGAACATCGAGTATAACGGCAAACTGTACACCCGGTACGAGATCAACCAGATGCAGCGTGCCCGGGAGCGCAATGTGCGCCGCTGGAAGAAACGGTATCTCGCCGAGACGGCTGCCGGGGTGGACACCATCGACAGTGCTGTGCGCCTGAAAGCCGCCCGCCAGAGCCTTGCGGAGTTTGCCAAGGCCACCGGCGGACGGGTGGACAGTGCACGGGTAAGCGTGCCGAAGTTCGGCAGGAGCGAGGGCAGCAGGGCAAGCGCACAGGTGCGGAAAGCATCCTCTACATACAGCAGCTTGAACACAAAGGCGAAACCTGTTACAATGCAGTCAATCGCAAATGTTAAGGCGTTCAGCTGTGACACACTGGATGCCGCCGGGCAGCAACAGCTGAAAAACGCCCACAAGCGCCTTCTCATGGTCGCTTCAAAGCAGCCGGAAAATGTTGAAGTGGGCAGGGTGTTCGACATCAAGATGAAGCCGCTGACGAAAGATATCATCGGCTTGCCGGATGGTCATTCTGTTCAGCTACCAAACCCGGATGTACCCTATATTGCGATTCATACCCATCCTGCATGCGGTAGCTTTTCAAATGGTGATCTGCGGCAATTTACGCGAAACGCAAATTTGAAGTTGCTTACTGCTCTTGGGCATGATGGGCATATTTACGCAATCGAAAAGACTTCTACTTTTCAAGAAAGCTCCGCGAAACAGGCCATTCGGAAAATGGATTGCGCAATTGATGAATTGCTCAAGTCCACGCTGACGGATGAACAGGTTCTTGAAAAGGCAGAAGGGGTTATTTCGGACTGCATAAAGGAGTTGCAGAAAAATGGTGCCAAATTCTACGAATAAACCTTCTTACACAGAACAGGAAGTCAGGGAAATGCAGCAGGTTCTTCTGGAAACTCCTGTAGACCCGGCATATGACGATATTTGCAACTCATTTTACGATGGGTGGGACAGAACTGTACACCGTCAGATGTATGCTCGTGACTGCTACAGTATTTTGAAAGAACTTGGAAAGCTCCCGCCCGGCATCGAATAACCTTAACCACCATCCACCCGGACGGTGGTTTTCTTTTGCCCATTTTTACAGAAAGGAACGAACCATGAAAAAGATTCTTCTCGCCCTTGCGCTGGCCACATCCATTCTGCTGTGTGGCTGTTCCAGCGAAGCCGAAAAGGCCAACTACAACATCTCCAAGCAGGCTGATTACTTCGAGAGTGAGCGCAAGATCACCGTCTACAACGCCCGCACCGACAAGGTGATCATGGAAGCCGAGGGCTACATGTCCATCTCTAACAACTCGAGCAACGAGCTGGTCTGTACAGTAAAGATCGGCCCCGATACCTACCGCAAAAACTACATCTATCTCAATGACTACACGATGTATGTGGTGGAGGACATCACCGGCACGCATACGGACCCGTACCACTACAAGCTCTATTTCCACACGGACGTACTGCCGAGCGTAGAGGTCAAGCCGTAACCCCCCAAGCCATTCAAAGCACTGTGCAAAAAATGCACGGTGCTTTTTTCATGCCGTCTTAGCTCAGCAGGAAGAGCGGCTGCCCCGTAAGCAGCGGGCCGATGGTTCAAGCCCATCAGGCGGCACCACGCAGTGGGCGGTGCGTACCCCGTCCAAGACCGAATACTGACAGCGAACAGTGTATAAAAACTGTGGTCACACCCAACGAAAGGAGTTTCCACCATGAAACGCGAAGATGTGAAGAACAAGATTCCCGGCATTACCGACGAGCAGCTGAACTGGCTCATGCAGGAGAACGGCGCTGACATCAACCGGGAGAAGTCTGCCGCCACCGCCCTGCAGACCCAGCTGAACAACGTGAATGCCCAGCTCAAGACCGCGCAGGACGGCCTTGCCGCCTTTGACGGCAAGAAGAAGCCGGAAGAGTACGAGGCCGAGCTGGCCAAGCTTCAGGCCGATCTGAAGGCACAGGCCGACGGCTTTGCCTTTGACAACGCCCTCGACACCGCCATCCTCGGCAAGAAGGGCCGCAGCGTCAAGGCCGTGCGTGCCCTGCTGGACGTGGACAGCCTGAAAGGCTCTGCCGACCGCACTGCCGACATCGCCAAGGCACTGGACGAGGCCGCAAAGGCAAACCCCTGGGCGTTCGGCGAGGACGCAGGCCAGACCGGCGCGGGCCGGTACTCCACCGGTGCTGCTCACGGCGACCCCATGCACGGCGAGGGTGATACCGACCCGGTGGAAGCTGCCTTTAAAACCCTGAATCCCACCATCAAACTGTAAGAAAGGACAAGAAACTATGCCTCATACCGCAAGAGAACGTTATTCTGAACTGGTAGACGCCAAGCTGCGCGCGACCATCGTCAAGCGCGTGGGCGTCATCTGCAACAACCGCTACGAGGGCACCCCCAAGGCGGGCGCGGTCAAGGTGCCCGTGCGTGACACCGAGGTGGCCGTGGCCGACTATAACAAAAAGACCGGTTCCACCATGACCCACGGCGACACCAGCTACTTGACCGTGACCATCGACAAGGACAAGGCCGTGAACGAGCTGATCGACGGCTTTGACGCCGAGAGCGTGTCCGGCAAACTGGTGGCCGACCGTCTGGACAGCGCCGGTTACTCGCTGGCGCTGCAGATGGAAAAGGACGCCTCTGAAGAGCTGACCACCGGCGGCACCGCGCTGGCCGACACCGCTGCCCTGACCAAGGCCACCGTTTACGAGAAGATCGTGGACGCCCGCACCCAGCTGTCCAACGCCTACGTCCCCACCAACGACCGCTGGCTGCTGGTGTCTCCGGACACCTATGCCCTGCTGCTCAAGAGCCCGGAGTTCATCAAGGCGTCCGACCTGGGCGACGCCGTGGTGCAGACCGGCGCTGTGGGCCGTGTGGCGGGCTTTAACGTGTTCGAGGACACCACTCTGGGCGACAAGGTGGACTTCGTGGCCGGTCACCCCAACTGGTTTACCCGGGTCGAGGAGTGGACCGAGCCTGTGGCCGTGAACGACCTGAAGGGCAGCGGCACTTACATCGGTGCCTGTGCCGTACAGGGCCGCAAGGTGTACGCCCACAAGGTGACCAAGGCCGCCGCCATCCTCGTCAAGAAGCACGCCTAAGGAAAGGAGCTGCCATGCTGTACTGTACCTATGACGAATACCAGGCGGCGGGCGGTACGGTGCCGGAAGCGGCCTTCGGGGTGCTGTGCAGCCGGGCGTCCCGCCTGATCGACAGCGCCACCTTTGGCCGGGCAGAAGCCCACGCCGCCGGGTGTGAGGATTGCCGCCAGATGCTGGCCGACGCCTGCGCCCAGATCGTGGATCTGTTTGCCGCACAGGCCGCCGTGGGTGCGGTTCCGGGCGCGGCAAGCGTCTCCAACGACGGATGGAGCGTGAGCTTTTCGGCAAACAGCAGCCTGTCCGCAGCGGTGCGCACGGAAGCATGGCACGTTCTGGAAACCGCTCTCGGCGCAGACCCCCACGGCCTGCTGTACAGGGGGTGCTTCTGATGCAGGGCACTGTCACCGTGGTCAACCTCATCCACGACACCGCCGCCGAGACCGACACGCCGGTGTGCTGGGTGTTTCCGGCCTGCAGCTGGCGGGAGCGGCGCGGTTCTTCCGGCTCCGGCACCGCCAAGGACCCGGAGCGTACCACCCATGTGCGCATCCCGGCGGGGCTTTGCACGCAGGGCTATCTGCCCTATGCCCAGTGGGCGGCGCTGCCTGTCGCCGAAAAGCGCAGGCACTGGACGCTGAAACGCGGCTGGAAGCTGGTGCAGGGCGCGGTGACCACCCTGACCGCCGAAGAGTACGCCCACCTCGAAAAAACGCACCTGTGCTGCACCGTGTCGGCCATCTCGGACAACCGGGAACCGCTGCTGCCTCACTGGCATGTGGAAGGGAGCTGAGAACATGAGCGAAATGATCCCGTTCGGGCCCGTTGCCCCGTCGGCAAAACCGAAGTTTGACCCGCCGGATGGGTTCCGGTATCAGACAGACGGCATCCAGATGCAGCTGTCGTGGCGGCCGGACTTCGGCGCGGAGAAAACCGCCGCTCTGCAAAAGGCACAGTATGCCCTCGCACAGGAAGCGGCCAAGCTGATCGACAGCTATGTGCCCTTTGCCACCGGCACCCTGAAGAACAGCGTGAACCTCGCCAGCAAGTATGACGAGGGTCTGCTGGTGTATGACACGCCCTATGCACGCAAGCAGTATTACCTGCATGAGCAGGGCACTTGCCTGCACGGAGAGACCGGTCTGCGCGGCTCCTACTGGGGCCAGCGTGCCCTGGCGGACGTCGGAGAGCACCTCGCCCTTTACGGTGCGCGGGCTGTCACGACCTTCTGGGGAGGGATGGGACACTTATGAGCGAGAGACCCACCATTGCCGCCCTGCGGGCGTGGCTCAAGAGCTGCCCGCTCATCGCCGAAGAGCAGGAATCCACCGGGGCGGCGTTCCGCATTGCAGGGCTGGATGAGGACGCCACCGCCTTTTCCATTGAGGACAGCCCCGGCGACCCGGTGATCACCGAGTATTTTTCCGGGCGGAACATGGCAAAGAATTACCTGTTTTTGTCCCGGCGGGAATACGGCGAAGCGGACGTGCTGGCCATCCAGAACAGCGGCTTTTTTGAGCAGCTCACCGACTGGGTTCTGGCCCAGAATGACTGCCACCACCTGCCCGCGCTGGCCGCACCCCGACAGCCCATCGGCATCGCCGTCACCTCCACCGGCTACATCGTTACCAGCAGCGCGGGCAGCTGCCGGATGCAGATGCAGCTGCGCCTGACCTACTATCAGCCCAAATGAAAGGAGTTTTGCTATGACCGTAGCAGAAGCCATTACCAAGTCCGGCATCACGCCCAGCGCGTCCTATACCGGCATCGAGACGGCAGATGACTTTGTCTTTGCCATCCAGACCGAGAGCACCCAGAGCAAGGAGACTGACTGGGTGGTCTGCGCCGACCACGTCAAGGAGCACAGCGGTGCCCTGAACGCCACCACCGCGGACGAAGCGTTCATCCGCACCGGCACCGTGACCAGTAAGACCGGTACCCAGCGCACCTTTTCCATCAGCGGAAACCGCTGCGTGGGTGACGATTTTCAGGACTTTGCCCTGTCGCACAAGATCAAGTACGGTACCGGCAGCGACGTAATCGTGCCCTACATCTATTTCAGCATCCGCACCGGCAAGGGCGAGAGCGGCAGCGCCTCCCTGATCGTCACTTCGGATGCGGGAGGCGCTGCCGGTTCCCCGGCCACCTTTGCCTGCGATGTCAAGAGCATCGGCATCCCTGCGGAGTTCAACTACATCACTGCAGCCGCAGGCTGATCTTCCCCGCATCTTTCCCCGCTCCGCCCGGAACGGGGATTTTTTATGCCGTGAAAACAGTTCTCTCCGGGGCAGCACCGGGGCACGGCCCAACGAAAGGAGCCAGAAAATGGTTATTTGTGGACAGGAATTCAACTTTTCCGTGCTGAACGCCAACGACATGGACCGCTTCGAGGATGCCAACGAGCGGATGCAGCAGGCGGGCCGGGCCGAAGAGGAACGCTTCAACCGCGGCGGCGTGCGTCTGGGCGACCATATGCGTGCACAGGCGCGTCTCGTGATGGCCTGCATTGACGAGATCCTTGGCGCGGGCGCATCTGCCCGGCTGGGTCTGGATGAAAACAATGCAGCGCCCATCTATGACGTGCTGGACGCCATCAACGAGGCCTGCATGGCCGAAAAGCAGCGCTATACCAGCCGCATCCCCAAGCCCCAGCCCATGAACCGGGAGCAGCGCCGGGCAGAGAAAAAGCACAAGCACGGCCAGAAGCCGCAGGCCGTGAGCTTCCCGGCACAGCCGCCCGCCGCCCGGATGGTGGAGCGGGTGGACAAAGCCGCCCGCCGCAAGGCCCTGCTGGCAGAGCTGGCGGCGCTGGATGACTGACCTGCTGACGGACGCCCTGCCCACCGTATGGCACGGCAGGCGCATTGACCCGGACTTCCGGCACATGGTGCGGCTGTCCGCTGCCTACAGCCATGGAGAGGTGGAGGCGGATCCGGAAGCCTTTGCCCGGCAGCTGTGTCAACAATTCTACACCGGGATTCATATTCCTCGTGTCTTTGTGGAGTTGTGGCAGGGCGTCATCGACTTTTATCTTGCCGGAGAGCAGGCCGCAGAGCCAGCAGCGGCAAAGCCTGCCAGCAGGCCCGACACCGGCCCGGCGTTCGACTACCGGTGTGACGCGCCCTACATCGTGGCAGCGTTCCAGCAGGCCTACGGCATCGACCTGACCACCGAAAAGATGCACTGGTTCCGGTTCCGGGCGCTGTTTGCCGCCCTGCCGGAAGATACCCTCATGGCCAAGATCATGGGCTGGCGCAGCGCCGACCTTGCCGATTACGAGGGCAGTATGCGGGAGCATTACGCCGCGCTGAAAGAGCGCTTTGCCCTGCCTGCATCTTTGAGAGGAGGTGCCGCCGTTGCCCAGACCGTTGCCGAACACGATGCGGCATTCCTGGCCCGCTTCCGGCACTGAGCGGGTGCCGGTGCCCTGTCCTTACTGCGGCAGGCCCTTGCCCGTGTGGGCGGTGCGCACGGCCACGGCATCCGGCGTGTGGGTCAAATGCAAAAATCCCTCCTGCAAGCGGGAGGTAGAGATCAAACTGTAAAGCCTGTGCCCTTGTGCCCGCGCTCTGAATGAGAGGTGGACACAAGTGGCAGATTTCAGCATCACCGGTGAGGTAAGGCTCAACAGCGACCCGGCGGAAAAGAGCACCAGCAAATGGACCGTTGCCGCCGGAAACATGATCGCGGACTTTGCAAAAAAGGCCGCATCCGAACTGGGCAAGGTGGTCCAGAGCGGCGTGGACTACAACGCCAGCATGGAAAGCTACCTGACCAACTTCAAGGTCATGCTGGGCAACGAGGAGCTGGCCGCTGCCAAGCTTTCCGAGCTGCGCAAAATGGCGGCATCCACGCCCTTTGCCCTGTCCGACCTGACCGAGGGCACCCAGACCCTGTTGCAGTTCGGCGTTGCCGCCGATGACACCACCGGCGTGCTGCAGCAGCTGGGCGATATCTCCCTTGGCAATGCGAACAAGCTGCAGACGCTGGTGCGTGCCTACGGCAAAATGTCCAGTGCCCAGAAGGTCACGCTGGAAAACGTTAACATGATGATCGACGCGGGCTTTAACCCGCTGAACCAGATTTGTGACGCCACCGGTGAGAGCATGTCCGACCTGTACAAGCGCATCTCGGACGGCAGGGTCAGCTTTGAAGAGCTGCAGTATGCAGTGCAGGCCGCCACCAGTGAGGGCGGGCAATTTTACAACGGCATGCTGGAAGCCAGCCAGACCTTCAGCGGCCGCATGTCCACCCTGAAGGATAACGTGGCCGCCCTGACCGGCGAGCTGACCAGCGGGCTGTTTGCGGCGCTGGGCGACCTTGTGGTGAAGCTCAACGACGTGGTCACCTCCTTCCTCGACAGTGACGAGAAGATGGCCCAGCTCAAGGACACCATCGGCATTGCCGCGTCGGTGGTCGCGGCGGCGGGCGCGGCGTTCCTGGCTTACAAGGGATATGTGGCGCTTGCCACTGCTGCCGAGGTCGCGCACACCGTTGCAACCACGGCCATGACCGCAGCCAACACCGCCGCTGAGGCGGGTGCAACCGGTCTGGCATTGGCACAGGCCGCTTTGAATGCGGTGATCTCCGCGAACCCGGTGGCTCTGCTTGTGTCCGCACTGGCAGCTCTGGCAACCGGCCTTGTGACGGCCTACAAGACCAGTGAGACCTTCCGCAACACAGTAAACTCCGCATTCAGCACGGTCAAAAACATTGCCCAGAGCGCCATCGGCACGGTGGTGGACTGGATCAATGATCTGGTTGCAAAAATTGAAGGAGCAGCGGCAGCACTGGCCAACCTGAAGAACGGCATCGGTGCTGCGGCGGATGCTTATAACACCGCCTACAACAACGCCATCAACAACTATAATCAGCGCAAGAGCGCAAAGCAGTGGGACAACTCCCACAAAGACCTCGAATGGGACGATGACAACGGATGGGTGCCGAAGGGCACAAGCAGCTCCGGCAACGGCAGCAGCCGCGCCGGGAGCCAGACAGCTGCGAATCCTTACCCGGCCATCGCCAGCGGAGCCAAGAAAGCCAGCAAGGCCACGAAGGAAGCTGCTGCCGAAGTGGTCAAGTCCGTCTCGGACACCACGACCGAAATCGACGGCAAGATCACCCGCACCACCGAAAACATCACCGAGACCCTGTCCACCGGCAAGACCCAGCAAAAGCAGGTCATCACCGAGACCTCCCGCCAGATGGTGGAAGGCGTGCTCAAGGACATCAAGACCATCACCGAGGTGGACGAGAAGGGCCAAAAGACCGTCAAGCAGACCATGGAGACGGTGCGGGAAGTGGCCAAGACCGTAACCGCCACCA